ACCCGCCCAGAATTGCGAAATCGTCCCACCGGTAATTGTAGGCTCTGCGCCAACCTGCGCGGCGGTTGTGCTGTGCGGGTTGCTGGTATTACTAGTATGCGTCGCAAGGGTCGAAAGATTTGCCGTTATTTGCGCCTGAAGCTTACCAAGCGAGACCAATACCGTATCTGTTGCAGAAATTACACTGGCAGAAGCGGTAGATAGTCCAGTAAGCACAACGGCACGGACATCGGCGGCAAGATCCCGCCAGGTCTTGGTGCCCGCCCAGAATTGCGAAATAGTCCCGCTGGTAATTGCAGACTCTGCGCCAATATCAGATGGGGTGGTGCCGTGGGGGTTTCCCGAGCTCTGGCTATGGTCGTAGGCTACTTTGCCCAGGTCACCTCGATAAGCCGTTGACGATGTCTCTCCCAAGGCCAAAGAAGGGTCGAGCGGCACGTATGACGCCCCTCCCCACATATAAGTCAGGCGCGTGTCCTTGACCACGTAAATCACATCCGACTCGCCAACAACAGGCAACGCACCAAGATCATCGTAGTATTGCACCTCGTTGTAAGATCCTGGTAGATATTGCCGAGGTATCGCACCGCCGACCAGCGGTGGAATAGTGGTGCCAATCTCGCTACCAAGGATATACTGCGGATGAGGGTCTTCCTCTGCCTTGTGCGCGGCCATGGCCGCCGACGTATTGGCATCAGCTGCGAATTCCGCAGTGGTCAGAATCTCGCGGAGCGGCACATTGTAGGATCCCTGCTTCGAAACGGAAACAGGGATCTGCGCGTCGGCAGTCTTCATTTCGGCGATGGTTCGCTTCGGCAGATTGTCCATGTTCACGCCGTTCAGCATTTCTTCTTCAGTCATTAGTCCTGTACCTCCAAAAGCACGCGGGCACCGCCTACGGTCAAAACATTGTCACCGGTCACAGTAAGCAGCGGGATAAAACCATACACCCACCTGATACGTGTGAACGGTATTTTCTCGGCCTCGAACGTTTCCACCAAACGGGCGGCCGCCGTCTCCGAAAGAGGCGTACGCACGGTCCATGTCCACTGTTCGTCATGGTTGTATACTCGCTGTCCAATGTGGCTTACGCCTGCACGGAACATGCGCTTGGGTGGCTTGATGGCTACGCTATGCCCCATGGCCAACGCAAGTGCCGCATAATGTCGCTGGGAAATCCCGACATCAGCATTATAAGCGGCCAAGAGCGCCGCCCGGCGCTCTTCTAGCGTCCCTGACCCGGAGAGTTCATAGAGAGCCTCCCAACGCCCGAAAGTCACCGAGGCGGTAAGCGGGAACAGCTCTGGATAAGCAGCATCAATATCAGCAACAAGGCGGTCCAATTCAAGGGATACGGCGTTCTGCTCGGCATCCATCTCCATGGGGTACAATTGCGCAATCGCCTTGCTGTGCGGGCTATTCTCAAGGATCATGCGACCTCCAAACTGGCCAAGTTGAACAGCTCTGTGGATCCGGCCTGAATCGTGGCCGGATACTCCTGTTCAGCGCCACCGTTCACCGAGATAAAGGGCACGGCATAGGACGCACCATGCTGCATGGCGTAGGCAACAATCTGCGCCGATACGAACAACGCGCCGGATCCAAGACCGGCGACATACTGAGCAACAGCAGTTTTGAACGCCGATGTCGACGTCAATTTGCCTGTGATAACGACCCTGATTGCCAAATTGGACACAGACGGAACGGACACGAACAAGTCTTTGGGAGCCACAGGGCCTTCCGTTTCCTGCCTGACCCTTACAGCCTCGCACAGGCGCATAGAAAGCCCAGACGGCTGCAGAAGGGTCAGCAGAGTTCCAACACCGTTGTAATTCATCAAAGCTTTTGCAGAACTAGCCTGCTCGGTCGATGAGATGGCCGTATAGCATTCTAGCCCATACAAAGTGAGCTTGTGCCACTCAGGTTTCGCGTAAATGGACAAGTCTGATAGGGACAGGAGGCGCAGACGCCAATACCGGGCGACAGCCGCGTCAAAATCAGCTATGCGCCACCAGTATCCTGCCGTTACCGATCCGCGCACGGTCCATGTGCTGCCTGGATCATCGGTAGACGAAATTTCCAGAACGCCCGTGCGACTGCTGTGGGTACCCAGTCCGAGGCCGAAAAGGCTTTGTGCGGATCCAAGATCAATACTCAGCACAACTGTATCCACATCGGACTCGTCAAGATGCAGGCCTATGCCGTCGTCATGAGGAGCAACCAGGTCAACGCCGGAAAAAGACGCGGTCGATGACGACAGCATCGAGGCCTGCAAAGCAAAGGCGCGTCCTGTTGAAACGGTCTCCATGGCCCATCGTTCAAAATCGCGCGCCTTGCCTCCGGATGGTGGCTTGCGCAGTCTGGAAACGATATATGCCAAGAGTTCGGCGGGCGTCATGATCCCAATGGAGAGGCCTCTATTGGCCGCATAGGTTTCAAGGCTCGCCTGTCCCATGGTGGTCGGGAAGATCTGGTCGAGCGTCCAGTCAAGATGTTTGTAAGCCCCCCAGATAGCAGAAGCCGTTGCGATGAAGCGTATGTATGTCTCGGAGCCCTGCGCGACATCGATGTCGGGGTTCAGATTTTTCGCATCCGCGATCAGGCGCTGAAGAATAGAATCGACAGTATTACTGGACATCGGATACCCCCACAAAACGATCAAATACCACTGACGATCCAGAACGCGAGGTTACCTCGACATGCAAAAAGAGACGGTCATTCTCATCGTAGACCGCCGTGGCATCCACCGTAGCGGCGCGATCAACTTCCTTCATCCACTGCAAGGCCTCTTTGGCATAGGCCTCGGCCCTGCGCCTAGTGGACTCCGATACCACCTCGTTCGACAGTTCGTTTAGGCGATGTCCGAAGTCTGGACGCTTGTAAAGGGAGCCCTTTGGCACCATCAACGATAGGCGTACGTTATCTTGAAGCTGGGCAGGCGTCATTGTAAAAGCTCCGGAAATGCGGCAGGAGTTGGCGGTGTTGTGGGCATGGTTTCGGTGACCACTATGGTCGCAGCTTTCAATACTCCTTCAATGGCACCGAACAGGCGTTTGAAAGGCTTTTCAAACTGGGTCGTAGTTACGCAACTAGCAATGGCCACATATACTGCAGAATTAAGAGTCTGGAAGGATGGAACGACGGAGACAACCGCCACTCCACCATGGGCAGGCAAGCCGGGCTTGGGGAGGTCCTGCCAGTAAACGCATAGCTTGACCGCCATGTTGAGCAGGGTCGCTGGGCTGTTGTCGCTCGTGAAGGCCGATTCCAGCAAAGAAAGATCGCCACCGGCTGAACAGTCGGCCCCCGGAATCACAGCGCCTTTGGCGTAGTCGTTGTAGGCTTTTGCCAGATCGGAGGCCACCGACGTTTTGCCATCCGCACCATTGACGATTCGAGAAAAATCAGCATCAAGCGAAACGAGGTCAAGCATTCGCGCCTCCCAGATCCTGCCCGTCAGGCATGGTTGGGCTTGTAGGCGCCCCAAGGTTTCCAACGTGCTTATGGGAATTGTATTTGTCGCGGAGCACCGATAGCGGGCCGACCGCATCGCTCACGTCGCCTGTGCACTTCAGATTTCCGGATACGGTCACATCGCCAGGAGCCTTTATCTCGATGGAGCCGTCCGGGCGCACCAGCACATAGCACTGCGCGGATCCGTACAATGCGGCCTCGCCTTCGGCCACGGCGGGCTTGTCGGCGCTGTCGCTGGCGATGCCGAGGATAAGATTACCCAGGCGTAGAAAGGCCACGCGGTCGCCCGGACGCGGCACGGAGCAGAACCCGCTCTGTTGCATAAGCTGGCGGTTCTCGATCAGAATACCGCCTGCCAATGCCGATACCAGGCGCAGATTGCCCGCGATGTCTTTGCACTTAGTGACCGTGCTGGTAAAAAACGTCATCATTGCCCTAGACTCCCGCCGGGCTGCAGGCGCACCTGTGTATGCGGACCTTCGTCCCGGCTCAATGTGAATGTGCGGTTGACCACCAGATAGGTGCCGTCCGCTTCGTTGCTCTCGTCTTCGACCCGGCAAAAATCATTGAGCGTCCAGTTGCGTCCGTTCTGCGCATGGTCGGGCATAGTGTATTCCAGCTCGGTTCCCTGGGCTTTTTCGGCGGCAAGGCGCAGTTCGGCGGTCTTCCGGGCCAGTCCTTCGTCCTCGTTCCACGGCACGACCAAGGGCCGGTAAAACGGGAACGACACGGCCTTGGCCGTGGCCGCCACATACTTGTGGCCTCCGTCGTCCGACTGGCTCTCGCCCATGACGATCACTTCAGAATGACAATCCTCAATGGACTCGCTCACCGAGCCGTCGATGTAGTTGGTGGTTCCGGGACGGCCCGTGATGCGGAACTTCGCATCACCAGTCACGGCTGGCTTATCAAAAACAAAACGCCCGTCGGCGGTGCACCAGAACAGATAGCCCTGCGAGTTCGCGGCACGCTTCAGCACATCGAACACGGAATCGCCAGGCGAGGCCTGCACGAAGTCCCGCTTCAGCTTCGCCTTGTCGCTACCCGAATTAAAGACGAAATCCTTTTTCCCGATGAATGGCAGTTTACGGATCAGGTGCTCGGCCAACGCGGGCAGGCTGGTCGGCATGGACGTCCTGAAATCCGTCACTGACGAGTCAACCAGCACGGCGCACAACGAGCGTCCAGTCACCATGCGGGTGCTACCACTTCGACTGGTCTTGCGCACCACCCTGTCCACGATTCCAGTAAACTCAAGCCTGCCGTTGATCCATATTTGGGCGGAGTCGCCCTTCTTGGTTTTTACCAGCGCCGAGGTTTCCAGCTCGAACGAACCCTCGGGCTCGTACAGTCCATTGGATACCGTATAACGCACCCATTTATCAAGGCGCTCACCACCAGCGCGTAGTTCCAGCTGATCAGGACGCATAGACAAGCACCTCGCCATGCATGAAGGTGGGATTCTTGACGCCGTTGAGCGCAGCCACCCGTTCGGCGGCTTTGTAATCCAGCCCCTGCGCAGACAAAAGAGCATGCAACGGCATGCTGGAATTAAGGGTCACGGTCCGGGTTGTCATGTATTCGAGCTTCACTCTGCGCACGGTTTCAGTCAAGTCGGATGCCATGCGTTTGAGAGTGTCCGGATCCGTGGATGTCGCAAGTACTGTCTGGATCAAGGATCGAACCATGACCAGCATGTCCTCAAGTTCGGCGGGCGTCAGCAAATAGGGAGCCTGTGGTTCGTCGATCTGCCTACCCTCGGTATCTTCTAGAACCACCTTTTCGGCGGCGATGCTCGCGGACAACGCAGCCTCGTCCTTGGCGACTAAACGCGAGGCCTCGCGGGCAACAGCGGCTGTGGCTATGGTCTCATAACCGGACCGTACGGAATCTGGTGACTCGGCAAGATCGGTACGCATGGCCAGCACATCGGCCACCATGGTCGCCACGATGGACTTGCTGTCGCTACGGGTGCCGGACGGCGACGACAGTTTGCGGGCAAGCGAAACAAACGCTTCTACACACTGCTGGATGGATTGTGTGAGAGTGCCAGAAAGGGTCGATGTGTAATCAATGGTTGCGCTGATTGCGTCCACGGGAGCCTGCACCTGAGCAATGGTGCCCATCAGCTTGCCGGTTGCCGTTTGAGCAGACGTCGCAAACGTCCGTGCAGCCGTGCCCATCGAACCCCACTTGTCGAGCAAAGACCAGTCGGAGCCTTCGACATCAGGGACGCCTACTTTCTGCATCGAGCCGGCAATAGAGACGTTGACCGATTTATTCAGCGCGATCACAGCGGAATCGGCGGCGCGTTCCACATCCAGATACGCCTGAGTGGAGGGGCGCAGGCCCGACACGGTAAAATCAAAACCGATGTCAGCGCGGCGCAGGCCAGAACGGCGAATACTGAACGTACCGGGATAACCGTACAGGGTGCCCAGGTCGGGGTGGTAAATTTCAACGGGATCAATAAAGCGGGCAAGCGTCCAGTCGTGGAATGCTTCGTACTCGCGGTCGAACTGGTCGTTGAGCAGGACGCACTCGAAACGGTGCACAGTAGGCTCCACACCCATGTCGTCCACGTCCGCACCGTCACGGTACGGATAACTGGTCACGGACAGGGCGTGCTTGATATCGGCGTCCATGGAAACGAGAACTAGGGACCATTTGCCAAGGGTTACGATTGCGCTCATTGAAAGCCTCCAGACCATGGTTTGGTACTCGCCTTGAACTTGCCATTGACTGGACCGTTCACCTGTTCGACCACGGCAGTCTGCTTGGCGGGATCCACGAATATCTTGAACTCGTTATTGATCGGGGTATCCTGGCCGACGACGGAGTCTTTGCGACGGGCGATGGACTGCTTGACCGCGTCACGATACATGGAATCCAGGTTGCTTTTGTGTGCCAACAGATTGTCAATCTTCTCTTGATCAGGGAACCAGGTAGATTCCTCCATGGCGATTTCACGGTCAATGTCCTGGCTCTGGGACAATAGTCCAGACGCCTCTTCGCCGTACTTGCTGTAGATGGTCGCGGCATTGCCCTTCTGCATGTCAACTATGCGCTTCTCGGCCGCATTGCGCTCAATCTGTAAATTAATGAATTGGCCTAGCATGAACAGCAGGGCACCAGCTGCGACAGTCAAGCCTGCAATAGTCACCCAAAGAGGAGCCGTAGCAACCAATGCGGTACCTATCGCAGTGCCTACTGCGGAAAAGGCGAGCCCGATTTTAGCACCCCACAAGGCTATAATCCCGCCAAGCGAAAGCAGATTAGACTTCACAATGTTAAGCCCTTTGGCGAAACTCGGAAACAACCGTGTGAACCACCCCGCGGCTTTCGGAGCTGCCGTAGGAGCCTTCGGCATGGGGAATTCGGACCCTCCGGGAATGCCACCCATACCAGGCAGACCACCACCAGGCATGTTCACCACATAAACCTTCTGCACCCCGATGCCGTCCACCACATCGCCCAGAGCCCCCCCGGTACCGCCTTTTTTCCCCTTGGCGATGTCGAACAGTTCCTTTCCGAACTTGGCCATCTCCATGCCCCATGACGCCACCTTGACGGCCACCAGTGCAGCGGCAGCAGCAGCGATAGCCATGAAACCATATTCAACCAGTTTTTGGTGTTCGTTCAAGTATTGCAGGGCCTTGGTGAACTTGTCGATGGGGCCAGCCATATGCACGGCCAGCAGTTGCTGCATTCCTGCCTTGGCTGCTCGCAACTGCATGGCATTGTTCGCCATCACCCGACCAAACTTTTCTTGGATATTGTTCATATCCTTGGCGGCTGGCGCAGCATTCTTCAAGTCTTCAAGGAAGCCATAGTCACCGCCTTCTTTTCTCTTCCGCTGGAATTCTTCGATGAAACGCATAGCTTCGGAATCAAAACCGAATTTGGTCAGTTTCTTTGTGCTGCCATCTGTGTAATCGTAAATGGCCTTCAGAATTGTTTCAGCATCCTTGAGATTGCCTTGACCGTCGAACACATCGAATCCAGTCAATTTCCGAATATCCCCCGCCTTCTGTTTGAAGGAACGGAACGTGGCCTCAATGGCCGTGGTGGCCTGTTCCGCAGATCCCGTAGCTCCGCGCGCGACTTGAATCAACGCACCAAACGAGCGCAAGCCTGCTTGAGTGGTTCCGCCTGATGCCGCTGCGGAAAATAGACGCTCGCCGTTGTTGGCGAGATCCGCCAATGTAAACGCTCCCTTATCTCCCTGAGTGGACAAAATCTCAAACCATGCTCCCAGGTCTTCTTTGGCGATGTTAAACTTTTGTCCCAATTGTGCAGCAATGGCACCCATATCCTCAAAACCAGCACCCACGGCACTGGAAGCTGTCGCTGTATCGCCTAGCAACGCGATGGCGGTCTCTCCATCGCCAGTCGCATCTACGAACCGAGCCATACCGGCGACGAGTTCTTCGACGGGCTGGCCAGTCCTCTTGGCGGAGGCATAAGCCTGCGCGGTGACCTGCGCAATCTTATCTGCGCTCCACCCTGCTTGGTTTCCCAAGCGAGTCATCGCCAGTTCGACACCGTTGATCTGATTCACTGCCACGGCAATGCCGCCGCCCGTAAGTGCGGCAGTCAGCGGATTCAACGCACGGTCGGCGGTACCCTTGATGGCCGTGCCCATGCGGCCAATAACCGCCTTGGCACGGGAGCCAAAGGTATCAATGGCAGCTTCAGCCCTGCGGATGCCCTGCTGTAATCCAGTCGGATCAGCGCCTAGTCGGATTGCAATGCCATCAACAGTCGTCGCCATCTATAATATCCTCGAATCCGTCGTTGTTTTCTTTCTTCAGACTTCCCGACAGCGACAGCGCTATCAGCCATTGCCCATCGGTCAGCTCGTGGGCTGGCCGACCAAAGTAAGCAGCAGCCTCTGCGCCATGGGCAAACTTGAAACCTTCGAAGCTATCAGGTCCGGCTTTTTTTTTACGAGTTCCAGCAGTTCTTTGAGTCCGCTTTCGTCCATCGTATCAACACCAGGATCGCACTCCTCGGAGAGCGCGTTATACTCGCGACTCAACGCGGCGGTTTCTTCCCGCGAGCAAAACACTCGGAAATCGTCCACCGACGAGAACAACTTCTTCCCATCCAAGTCCACCAAAGCACGCCACAAGATATGGTCGGCCTCCTGCTCGCGATAATCTGGCAGGTTATGGATGGCGATGTCAATGCCTGACTGCTTGAACTCGCGCTGGTTGGCAAACTTTGCCGAGGTGATTTCCTTGGCCGACAGCAACCGCACGGCTACCTTCACATCGGGCTTGCCTGGCCATCCGAACTCGCGCCGGTTGTCGGTACCTGCACGAAGCTTGTCCAGCACGGACTCGCCTTCGTCGTCGCTACCATTGCGGATTTGTTCGCGGATGCTCATTTCCGGCCTTTGGCGTAAAAATCCAACTGGTATTCGAGCGCAGTTTTACCATCCATTTCACTTGGCGACCACTTCAACAAGCGGCAACCGGTGTAAACAATTTTCTTCCCGCCGGTGCGCTGGAAAATAAGGGTCGCATTGCGTGTCCCACGCCATTCACGGTCGGCACCGCTATCGGGGAGATACTTGAGCGAGAAGCCATATTTTTCAGGCACGTCACCAACGTCCTGCCCATCCATCGTCTCGACGACAATGGCTTCTTCGATTTCATTTTCTTTGAACGACTTGAAGCCGATGATTTTTTCACCGTCAAGCATCAATTCACAACGCATAATCTTGCTCATGTTCTACCTCAGTTCAGGTACAGGTCAATGGTGGTATAAATCTGGTTCAGCCCAGGCACAATGCCTGCGGGCACGCGACACAAGACACGACCAGGCACGTCGGTAGATTCCTGGGTGATAAACTTGTCCAGGTTGGCATCCACGTTGCGATGGATGTTCGCCGATTCCAGGTCGCGGCATACCGCGATATTGTCTTCGTTGATGGCATCAGGCAACAAATTGTGAATTACGGCATTTTTGTACTTGATGAGATGCATGGCCCGCAGCGCATCGCGGGTGTAGTCCAGCGAAGCGATCACGCCGGTATCCACAAGCTTCTCGAAGCGCACGCCATCCTTCGAGGACTTTGTAGTGGCAGCCCGCAGAATGCACAACTGCCCATCGATCACAACCAAAGGGATCACCCCAGATGCCAGCAACGCATCCTGCTCTTCGCCGCTCCAGCGGTCAGCGACAGCAGGTATATCCAATCCAACTATGGGCAATCCATTCATGGGCTTGTTGGGTTGGCTGTTGGATGCAAAATCGGCGCACATGCCCGCAGCACTTTCCCAGACCGCATTCGACAAATTTTTGACTGCGCCAATATGCAGGCGCTCGTAGTTCTTGCCCGTCGCCAGAGTCTTCACATCGGCCAGTGTGCCGTAGAACGCTGCAATGCCACGCTGACCACGATTTTCAAGTGGAGCGGCAGCACTTTCCAAGTGGGTGCGCAACAAACCAAGATTGGCAGTGTCATTCACCGATACGCCGATGATGTGATAGCGCTCCGGGAAAACCGCCTTCAATGCGTCTTCAATATCCACCACACCCACGCCAGCGGTCTTCACCACTGCAATGGTCATATCGGTGGTATCGGCCTCGGCATCCACGCTCACACCGCCCAGAGCGGAAATGTACGCCCCTTTATTTTTGGCGGTCAGAGTCACCACGCCATCGGTCGCAGATGCGGTCACCGGCAGGGAGGTCTTGGCATTCACGGCGGCGGCCAGCGCAGTAGCCTGTGCTGCGGGAGTCGCTCCCACGGCTACGGATACCGCGACACGGACGGAGCCAATGCGAAGCACCAGGCGACCGCTCTTAGTTGCGGTAGTCGCAATGGTCACATCCCACTCGGCAGCCGAACCGCCTTCGGGTTCCGCATGGCGCACCAGCGTAATCTGTGCGTACTTCCACGCCTTCTTCGCTGCAAGATACATCGCCTGCAAAACAGAGCCAGGACCGGCCTGCAATTCAACCTGCGCTTCGGAGTAAACATCGGCGGGCGTGTCGACGGCAAGAGTACCGGTACCCGCTCCGACCAGCAGCAACTTCTGCACATTCGCTGGAAGCCCGTTGGGACCCGCGTAATAGTTGAACTCCGCATAGGAACCCGGGATCATTGTCTCGGGAATGTTGTTGGTAAGCTTCATGGCGTTTCTCCGTTGTCAAAATTCTCTTTGGACTCCGCGACGGTCTGACCATCGGAAGGGTCGGTGTAAGTGGTCCAGATGGCTTCCAAGCGCCGCTCGGCCTCGCCGCTCTTTTCGGGCACGACCTGTGCACGGGTACTGAACGTGAGTTCCATCAGCAAAATTCCAGCCTGCAGATGTTCTTCGCTCGTCGCTTCGCGCCACTTCGTGGGCATGATCTCTTCGATATCCAAATCCAGCTTGTTGCCCAACAGCTTGAGCGTGATGTAGCGGATCGCCGCGTGGGCTGATTTTCGTCTTTCTTTTTCAGAGGCCACATTCTTGACCGCGACCGTCCCCACAATGTCGAAGGTCTCGTAGATGTCTTCGGCCATGCCGTTTTCATTGGTGTACTTGCCGCCCAGCACCGCCCATGTCAAGCCGGGGCGCGTCAGTGCGGCCAAGCCACGTTGCACATCTATGGACTTGAATTTGTTGTCGCTGGTCTCGCCCAGGAACAAAGCTTCAAGTGCGGCCTCGATCTCGTATGCGTCGATCACATGTGCCTCATGGAATCCATGGTGAACAGGGCGGGTCCACCCGCGACCAGCGAGACGGCGGAAAAGCCCTGTACGGGCGCTTCCGGTTCGGGCAGGCCCAAGGGCAGGTCGCCAGAAGCGATCTGCTTGAGCAAGGCCACTGCGTTGTTGTAGCGCAGCTTCATGCCTTCCGTGATATTCATCTCGGTGAGGCGTTCATACAGGTTGTAGATGGACAAGTCCACCGCGACCATGCGCAGCACTGGAGGCACCGAGGGTAGCGGGAGCGCATAGCGCTTCCCGACATAGGCGTTGACAAGAGTTTCCGCTTCGGCTATGGCCTTGTCGACCACGGTTTCCACGATGGAGCCTTCGTCGTTCGGATTCAGATCGTCGGTCAGTTCGACCAGCCGACGTTCCGGAACATGTCCCTTGATGTCTTCCAGTGTGCAGTAGTTCATCAGGTCGCGGGGGTGATGGGGTTCTTCAGGAGGAATCCGGCACCCTTCGCGGTGACGAGGTCGGCCTGGTACATGCCAGCCTTCACGACGAAACCGCCCTTGAGACCCAGATTGGGATCCTCGGAGGTAGCCGCATAACGTTCACCGATCTGGGCGGTCATGCCCCAGGTCAGTCCGGTGGTCGCATTGGCAACCGGAGACTGGTAGTGTCCCCACAGGAAATTGCCCCAGCACCGGGACAGATTCGGATCCTGACCAGGCTTGGAAGTATTGACCAGACTGGAACCCACAAGGATCTGCTTGACTTCAAGCAGTTCGGCGACACGCTGGCGTGTCGCCACGCCATGTTTGCCGTCATTGCCCAGAGCAGCGGACACCACGGTAGGATTAGTCGCCAGACCTTCCCACACGTCCGCGCTCATGCCGATGACGTTGGGACGCACAATAGCGGAGTTCATCACGTTGCGGATATACTTGATGGGGTCGGAATCGACGGCGTCGAAACGCTTGGCCGCATCGACAGCAACGACCTGCTTGTCCAGGTAGTTGCTGTCCTTCTGAACGATTCCAGCGACACGCAATTCACGGCCCAGCAACACAGCGTCAATCAGGGCCTGTAGCGTATCCGTGACCAGATTCCCGACATTGTCGGCTCCCTGCTCGTCAATGTCTTCCTGGGTAATCTCGGACAGCAGACCATAGGCAACGGCAAGACCGGGCTTCAATTCACCCTTGAAATTCATGGAGTTCGGACGGCTGGAACGGCCAACCTCGGTATCGGGTACTGAAAAACCATCCGCGAGATTCCGTTCCTTCCACATGAACGACAACTTCTGCGAAAAGTTCTTCTTGACCGGCATCACAAGATCGGCGATGTTGTCCGTGTTCTTGTACGCGATGACCATGCCGGTCTGCTCGGGGAGCACCGGAATGATGAAGGCCATGGACGCGCCGCCCATGAACAGGATGTCGGCGAGCTGATGGGGCAGGCCCAGCGCGGTGATGGTGTCCGCGCCAGCGAACTGGGCGGCGAAAGCCACGAGGGCGAGAACGATGAAAATGGTCTTCTTCATGATGGACCTCCTCAGGTCGAAGCGGCGATCTGGCCGCGGCAGATGTTGACTTTGATGATGTCGCCCTTGACACCGGATTCTTTGGCCTGGCAGATATAGTGGCCAACCGTGCAAACGACTCCCAGACCGGGCTCGTCGGTCACGGTGCCCGCAGTCAGGAAGTCACCGGCATCGACAGGACCGCCCAGTTTCAGAAAATGCGAACCATCCTCGACGACGTCCACGCGCCCACCCGCCACGGAACCGACGTCGGTAGCGATGCCCGCAATGGCTTTCGTCGCATCCAAAGCGACAGTGCGCGAATTCGAGGCCGCGCCGAACGCGACAATGTGGTAGGGCTTGAATGCGGTTTCCGCTTGGTAATTGAAAATGGCGTTGTTCATGCCATGCTCCTTTGTGTGTTGAGTTCAGTCGCGCAGTCTGCGAAGGTCAGTTCGCGGCCAAGGGCCTCCTGCTCCGCCTTGTATTTCTCGATGCGCAGGGCGGCCTCGCGAGGCGAGCTTGACTTATTGCCGCCATCCTTGGCGAACTCGCCAAATTCCAGTACCTTGGGCATGGTGGCGAGCATCTCGTCGAGCATGGCAGCAGGCTTCACACGGCTGTCGCCTTCGCCGAACATGCCTTCGCCATCCAGCGGCACGCCCTGCAGGGCTCCGAACAGCTTCTCGAAGTGCACGCGCTGCGCAGGCAGCAGACGGCCTTCCCGTACCATACCGCCCAGCTTCTCGGCAAAAGCGCCCTTTTCGGATTCACGCTGGGTGTCCAGCTTCTCCTTTTCGCTGGCTGCCAACTGCGCCTTCAGCACCGCATTTTCACTGCGCAGCCGCTCCGCCTCTTCGGAATTGCCCTGTGACTCGCTAGGAGGGGGCTCGTTCGGAGGGGGAGCGGTCTGCTGAGAATTGTCACCTTCGGCGAAGGCAGGGCCTTTCACAATGCCATCAGCGGGCTTGACCTTGGGAAAATTGCCGCTGTCTTCCATGATGGTGCGCATACCTTCAAGGTCTTTGACCAGATATTCGGGGAAAAGCTTGTCGGCTGATTCAATGCCCTTGGATTCGATAAGGGCCTCACGCTGCTTGCGGAACAGGCCACCCAGGCTTTCTAATTTCCAGAGCAGTCGAGAAAAAACACTGGTGGGGATCAGCGTGTCCCACTCGTAGCTGGCGGAAAAGCAAAGGATGTCCCCGGCTTCCACGTCCTTGTCCACCTCGGCGAACATGCCTTCGCCGAAAGCGAGTTCGGACATGCCCTTGATGGCGGGAGCCATGGCCCCCAAGGCTCCTAGGTGTCGGATGCCTTTCTTGAAAGACTTGTGAAGCGCCGACGAAAGGTATTTGAATCCGCCTTTCTGCACCTGTTCGGCAAAGTCCGGATCCACCTCGTCGATTTTCAGCTTCAGCACGCCATCCTCCACTTTGGAATCCACCACAGAGCCCACGCGGGGGCTGTCGTGCTTGGGGTGGCCAGCAACTAAAGGAGGCTTGTAGCCGCCTTGCAACTGGGACTGCACGCCATCGGCGATATCCTGAATGTCGGACTCGGAGAAGGACCATTCCTTGCCGGAAAAGTCCGTGAAATTGCCGGGCCTGAACGCCTCCACCCAGGGTTCTGCGGGAGTAAACGACTTGGATGCTTTCTTGCTTTTGTTCATGCCTAAAACTTACCCAACGGGGGCCGACAGTGCGTTTGACATTGTCAACCACTTTGTCAGGCCCCGTGCAGATACCTTTACGGGGAGGTATAACATGGACAAGAATTTTTGGAGCGAAGCGCTCAGACAATTTGGCATCGGCATTGTTTTCGCCGTAATGCTCATGGTGTATTACAAGAGTGAAAATGCCAAATGGGAGCGCAATCAGGACGACGGCAACAAACGCTGGGAGCAGTTGTTCCTGAAATACAGCGAAGACCAGAAAAACAGTATGGAGACGATCCGTTCCTGCTGCATGGATCAGCGTAGCTGGAGTCCAAAATGAGCAAGACCGAGCACAAGGAACAGGCTCGCAACCTGTATGTGATTCACCAGATGAGCCTCGCCGACATCGGTGACCGGCTGGGCCTTAGCACCCGCACGTTGCAGAACTGGAAGAAGGACGGTGATTGGGAACGTGAACGCAGCCTGGCAAGCGGGTCGGAGGGCGCGTTCCATGGTGAACTATTCGCTATGGGCGAAGTATTGGCTAGACAAATACGTCTGGACATGGAAGCTGGGCGGGATGTGGCACCCGAGCGATTTGCGTCGCTTGACCGCATCATCAACACCGCCGAAAAAAGCCGCAAGTACGAAAAGGAAACGCCCAAGCAGACTAAGGACGATCGCACGCCCGAAGAGAAACGCCGCGACACCATGACGAACATCCGTGAACTGTTCGGGATCAAATGAAGAACGCCGCCCTTGCCGACCTGTTCCTGCCTTACCAGCGTCGCTGGCTTCAGGACAAATCACCAGTCAAGATTTTTGAAAAGTCCCGCCGTATTGGTGGCACCTGGGTGCAGTCGTTCGAGGATGTGACCGACTGCATCGACCAGCCGGGACTCAAGGTTTATTTCAGCTCCGCCGACCTCACGGCCGCCAGCGAATACATAGACTATTGCGAGGACTGGATCCGCAAGCTGAACGCCATGGCCGGACTCATCGCGGATACGGAGCAGGGCAACATCGAGGACGTCGAGTTTGCAGACGAAGACAAGGGTGTAAAAAGCAAGATCATCGAGTTCCACAACGGATCCAAGATCATCACCCTGTCCAGCAACCCCAAGGCCTTCCGCTCCAAGGGTGGCAAGATTGTGTGGGACGAATCCGCCTGGCACGACAACGACCAGAAGATGTGGGCCGCCGCCAAGCCCGCCGCCATGTGGGGCTATCCCATCCGCATTCTCTCTACACACAACGGCGTAGGCAGTGTTTTCAACCTGCTCATCGAAAAGGTGCGCAAGGGCGAGATCGACTACAGCCTGCATTCGGTTCCCATCACGCTGGCCGTCGCCGAAGGAGTAGCCGACCGCATAGCAGGACGCAAGCTCACCAAGGCCGAGCGGGACGCGTGGCTGGACCGCGAACGCAAGGGATGTCTCAGCGATGCGATCTGGCAACAGGAATACATGTGCCAGCCGCAGGACGAATCCAAAGCCCTGTTATCCTACGAGCTGATCCAGTCGTGCGAGACGAAGGACATTCTCGCCCCTCTGCGAAATTGTGCAGGAGACCTATATCTTGGTATGGACGTGGCCCGCCGTCGCCATCTCTCCGTGATCTACGTTCTGGAAAAGCAAGGCTCGTCGTTGTACACCCGCTATCTGAAGACCATGCAGAAGACCGCCTGGAGCAAGCAGGAGAGCGTCCTTTACGGACTGCTCGAACTGCCACGGCTGCGCAGGGCCTGTCTGGACGCCACAGGCCTGGGAAACCAGTTCGCCGAACGGGCGCAGGACCGGTTCGGAAAAAATCGCGTCGAGGCGGTCACGTTCTCCGGTGCGTCCAAGGAAGACATGGCCCTTGGACTGTTGCGCGAATTTGAGGATCGGACAATTCTTATCCCCGACGATGCCGAACAACGCGAAAGCCTGCACTCCGTCCGCAAGCTGGTCACCGCCGCGAACAACGTACGCTACGATGCCGTCTCCAGCGAGAAAGGTCACGGCGACTATTTCTGGGGCCTCGGACTGGCGATCAGCGCCGCCCGCGACAGAGATGCTGGCCCCGCGTTCGCGTATTCGGCAAGCCCATGGGAACCGGACGGAAGGCGGCCAGGAGGCGGTCACTTCGAACTCCCTGATTTCCGAACTTATTGATCCGATGGAAAACCCGTTTTAAGGCCCCTGTGAGGGCCGATCACTCAAAGACAAACAAAGCCCCGTGAAAACTTTTTCAATCGAAATTCAAAGAGTTTGAACGGGCTTGTTGGCAAATGGAGACATGACGATGGCCAAGCGAAACAAGAACAGAGGAAAAAGCGTCCAGCGGCCCGAATACGGGACCGAGGTGGCGACCCACGACGTGGTGCAGTGGCTCTCGTCCCTGGAGTACCTGCCCAACCCCGACCCCATCCTGCGCACCCAGGGTGGAGGCATCCAGACCTACCGCAATTTCGTGGACGGACACCTGGACGCAGTGCGTGACAAGCGCACACGGGCGGTGACATCCCGCCCCTGGGTGCTGGACTCGGGCAAGGCCGACAAAACACGGGCGAAGTTCGTGGAGGAACACCTCTGGAACCTTGGCTTGCGCAACGCCATCGAGATGATGATGGAGGCCCCCGGCTATGGCTACCAGGTGCACGAGGTGATCTGGGACGTAGTCGATGGCCTGGTGCTGCCCACGGAGCTCAAGGACAAGCCGCAGGAGTGGTTCCGCTTCGACGAGGACGGCGAACTGATTCTGATGGACAAGACCTCGACGATCCGCGAACTGCCCGAGCGCAAGTTCATCGTGGCCCGCCACCGCGCTTCCGCCAGCAACCCATACGGCAAGGCCGTCCTGTCGCGCTGCTTCTGGCCCATCGCCTTCAAGAAGGGCGGCCTGAAGTTCTGGATGATCTTCGCGGAGAAGTTCGGCCACCCGAAGGTGATCGGCAAGGTGCCTGGCTCGGCCTCCGAAAAGGAAAAGAGCGACTTGTTGAAGCAGCTGGCCGGGCTCGTGCGCGATGCAGTGGCCGTGATCCCGGAAAACGGGGATGTGAGCCTGCTGGAATCCAAGACCGGCGGATCCATGCCGCACCCCGAGATCGTCAAGTGGGCCGACCGGGAAATGAGCAAGGCCTGGCTGGGCGAGACGCTCACCACCGAACAGGCGGACACCGGCGGCACAAGGGCGCTTGGCGAAGTCCACAATGAAGTGCGCAAAGAACTCACCATGGACGACGCGGACATGGTCGAGACCGCCATGAACCAGCTCATCCGCTGGATCTACGAGCTCAACTGGCCCGAAGACAAGAACATTCCATGGTTCAGCATCCAGCTCCCCGAAGACCTGCAAATGGGTCGCATATCCCGCGACAAACAGTTGCATGGCATGGGCCTGCGTTTCAACGCGGACTACTTCGTGGACACCTTCGGCATCAACCCCAAACACATAGCAACGGTCGTTCAGACTTCTTCCGGTACCGGCGGCAAGAGCGGTGGCGAATTCGCGGAAGGGCCGGATGCCGTGACACCAGGCGACTCCTTTGCTAAAGCGCTAGCGGACAAGGTGGCAGGCACGCACATATTGGATCCCATCCGCAAGCTGGTGGAGAATGCCGACAGCCTTGAAGACGTAAGGGATGCTCTGCTGGGAACCTTTGCCGAGATTGGCACCGATGCTATCGCCGTGGAGCTTGAACAGGCCTTCATGGCCGCAGACATGGCGGGTCGCTACGAGATACTCGACAAGGCTGGGCTGATAAAATGACAGCGATGGGATTCAAGACCGGCGAATACAAGGACGCCGTCAAGTTCTTCAAGGACAAGATCAACCTGCCCACGAAGACATGGAAGGATTTGCAAGGAGAAATGCATGCGAAGGCTTTCACGGTGGCAGGAGCCATGCGCGAGGACATCCTGTGCGATTTCCGCAAGGCCGTCGAGAAGGCCTTGACCGATGGCATGAGCATTGGCGAGTTCCGTAAGCAGTTCGACCAGATCGTGGACAAGACCGGCTGGCAGTATAACGGCACACGCAAGTGGCGAAGCGACCTCATCTACCAGACCAACGTGCATACGGCCTACGCGGCGGGGCGCGAACGGCAGATGCAAGACCCGAAGATGCGCAAGATCTATCCCTACGCCCGCTACCGCTCCATGGACGACGGGCGCGAACGGCCCGAGCACAAGGCATGGAATAACATCGTGTTGCCTTTGGACGATCCCTGGTGGGACAAGCACACGCCACCAAACGGTTGGGGCTGTCGATGCTGGAAAGAACCTGTCAGCGCCTTGGAAGTGAAGGCGCTTGGGCTCAAGGTGCTGTCCACCGCCCCCACGCCAGCAGACGACACCAAAGGTATCGACAAGGGCTGGGATTACAATGTGGGAAATGCGGCATGGGGCAAGCCTGGTGTGCCTCCAAACGGATGGACGATCACAGAACAGGACGGGCTCTGGAAGGACACTGGACGGCCAGACCATCAGCTTCCGGCCACCGCCGCGCCGAAAAGATCGAGGCAGACGGAAGACAAGGCCGAATTCGAGGCGAACTTCATGGGAGCCCTGGAGAAGCGGTTTGGGAACGACTCCGACGCCGTGTTTGCGAAAGACCACGTGACCATCATGAAAGACCTCGGCGGTTCCAAGTACCCGCTCGTCATCAGCCCGAAAGCCATCGGCAAGCACATCTTGACACCTGGCAAGGACGAGTGGAAGCCTGACCGCACAATGCTGGTCAATTTTTTCATTGAGACGGTCGCGGATCCCGGAGAGGTTCGCTTTACTTTTTCCAAGAGCCCGACGGGCAAAATGTCTATCACTGCAAATTTCTTCAAGGTGTTTATTGAAGAAGGCGCAGTCAAGCCTTTCCTCTTCGTTTTCAGGGCCGAGAAGGGGTGTTTGTTCTCGTGGACAGGCTATCGGAAGGAACTTAAGCAGATCGCCAAAATGAGATTGGAAGGCGTCAAGGTCAAATAAAAAAGGCCCCCTGGCTAACCAAGAGGCCCTTTTGATATCCACTTCACCGTCCATCTCCGGCGCTGGAGTCGCCGATTCGGTCAAAGGGAGATAGCCCTCGCGAACCATTGACATCAACAATATACCCAAAACCGCCCCCGAGGTCAAGCGCCCATGGCATCAAGATACCCAATAGACATCCAGATCGACGACAAGGGCTTCAACGCCTGGCTCGAATCCATGCGGCAACGAATCCATGACATGGAAGTTCCAATGAAGGTCATTGGCGACCAGGTAGTCAAAAGCGTGCGCGAGAATTTCTTGCAGGGGGGACGACCGGAGAAATGGAAAGAACTTGCCGATGCCACAATATTGGGGAGTCTCCGCAACAAGGACTTCAAGAAGAAGGGAGGCCTCACGGCTTCGGCTGCAAAGCGCGTGTCCTCTCGGAGAATACTGGTGGGAAGCGGCATGCGCGGGGGACTCATGGACAGCATCCATCATGAGGCTGACAGTGAGGGCGTATCCATTGGGCCGGACAACAGACCCTATGCACGCATCCACCAGTTCGGTGGAATGGCCGGGCGCAACAAGTCGGTGGAAATTCCTGCACGCCCCTATCTGGTGGTGCAGGACGAAGACATCGAGATGGCCAAGCGCATTATCCTAGCCCACCTGATGGACTAGAACAGGCTGGTCTGATTCGGGTTGCGGGATGGCTTGTAGTCTTTGTAACGGTAGATCGTCCGGGCATTGACACCGGCGTCTATTGCAAGCTCATGGGCTGTTTTGGTAAAGTGTTCCCGCATATATCGGCAGACGATTTCCCGGTCGATTTTTGCGGGACAGGCAATGTGCTCACCTTTGAAGTTCCGCCAAACCTTTATGGCTACTTCCATGCCAATATTCCGCGCAATCCAGCGCAGCTCCTTGTTTGGCAAATCGTCAATTTTTAGAAAGTCCCATACACCTGACATTCCTAAAAAAATAACTAATTCACCAAACAGTTACTCCGATGGGCACTAATAGTTTCGAGTTAACACTTCAGTTTTAACTTTTCGCTTGCCGCTCTTGGCCGCAACGGTCACGTCCATTTCATGACGGTCCTGTTTCCAACCATAGTGGGTCGTGTACTCGGCCAAAATTGGGGACGGGTAGCTGCTCAGCAGGAACTTGCCCTGCACCTTTGAAAGCACCTTCAGCAGGGCTTCAAAGTCCGCTTGTGTATAACCGTCGTAGTGACCGCAGTCGCTATTGAAATATGGGGGGTCGCAATAGTGGAACGCATCGGGTGTGTCGCGGCTCTCAATGATGCGCAGGGCGTCGGTGCACTCTATCTGGGTTTGCTGCATGCGGATCGCCAGTTCTTCCGAGAAGGCCTCGCGGGCGTTCGCGATCTTCTTGCTGGTGGTGCCCTTGGTCTTGTCGTAACCAAAGGAGCCATCGAGCATACTGCTAAAGCTCATGTGGGCCAGCACCCACACCGCCCAGGCGCGGCGCACCTCATTGAACATGTCCGGATTGTTGTAGACAACCGAAGCCTTGCGGTGCATGTCCCGGCTGTGTAGACTGATGTGGATCTCTTTTTCCAGCGACACGAAGTCGCGCTGCACCACGCGATAGAAGTTGATCAGCTCGCCATTGGTGTCGTTGATCACTTCTACTTCGCTCTTGGGCTTGGCAAAGAAAATAGCCCCACCGCCCACAAAGGGTTCGCAGTAGAGGCTATGTGGGGGTATTAGCCCCAGGATGGTTTTGCAGAGTTTTTGTTTGCCACCGTAGTAGCTGACTGGAGTCTTGAGGGTCGGTTTGATGTTTGGCATGGGCCAAGGTTAGGCAACCTCAAACAACACAACAAGTGAACAGAGTGAAAATGCTAAGCTACATGTACTTTTGAGGGGTTCTCAACTTCTGGAATGGATAAATCCGCACTAAAAAACATTGCTTCCGAACCAATGCCAGCCGTATGGGCGCTATAGTTCAGGTCGTAAACTATTCCACGGCTCCAAGAATACAGGTCTTGTATTTGCGGAACATTGTCATAGCTAACTATCCAGTGTTTTGAAAATGTCCGGACTGCCGATTCAACTCGGGCATGATCGCTATGCTTGTAGAAGTTTTTATAGAGGTCGCCGCCCTTCACATAGTAAGGTGGGTCTAGATATGTCAGGGATTTTTCAGGCAATTCCCTGTCCATTCGGGCGAGAAATAAAATTGCATCTTCATTGGAAAGGTGTACACGATCCGAGAAATAGGCAATTTTTTCAATTCGCTTGATCAATTTTTCTCGGTTGAACCGAGCATCAATCTTGTAATTACCGGTTTGGTCCAAACCACCGATCACGCCGCCTTTGATAATTCCAGAGCGATTGGTCCGATTCAAGTAGAACGTAGAGAAACCCAGTTCAAACGACAACGGATCCGTGATTTCGCGCTGAATATTGCGCTGGCGTTTCCAGGTTGGCACGCTCAGCGTGACTCTGGAAATCCTTCGACAGAGTTCATCCGTTTGGTTGAGTACAGCGTTCCAAAAGGCATGAACGCCGGGGTCAATGTCATTGATGTGGACCTCTTGGGTATAACCTTGCAAGAGCAATTCAAAAGCGACTCCAGCTCCACCTGCATAAGGCTCAGCATAATGCCCATCTATTAAATCATTTTCGTGAAGAATAAGTTTAATGAAATTTGCAAGTTTCGCTTTTCCACCAGGATACCGCAACGGAGTATAAATAGATTTAGAACCAGACATTTATCAAAGTTACTTTTTTATTAAGTGATTCAATCCTGATCTACTTCATGCTCGAAAGATAAGTGTGAACACGATCCTTAAATTATCCCATGTGGATTTCAATCCTGATGGATCTGGATGGAAATTTGGATCATGCACAAATGCGTTCATGTCACTAATTTGATATAGCGGAGTCGAAGATATGGCTTGTTTAGCTGATGCTAGGGCCTTTTTTTCATCGGGATACAGTACGATAAGTTTATCTATTGATGCAAAAAGCTTTTCCTTTAGCGATAATTCAACTTTTTTAGTGTTGCGAAGCTTATCAACCATCTCTTTTGTGTCATGAATTTTATGACTCCGCATGAATTCTTTAAGCGTCAATTCAATGAATGATCGAAAAAGAACTGCACATGCATTTGCGACTTCATTGACGACTAATCGTTGAGATAGCTCTATATACATGTCAGACAAACGCGTATCTGATGGTATATTAGGAAGGCTTCCCTTGCTAATCAGATATTTCCTATCAAGTCCATATTTTGGTGCGCGAGTTTTACGCGAATAGACCGGTCTGGTGGCAGACACAACGACTGTTTCAATTTGCGATTTTTCTTGACTTTTAGGTAAGACCGCAACAGGAACTGGCTTGACCTTGAATTGAGGGAACGTTCTGGAAACCCAGCCCTTCGCAAGACTATCGGTATATACGTCACGGACTTCGGGCACTGCTTTTATAATGCTGACAAATCGATAGCGCAGTTCATTTTCATCTAAATCAGACTGAATTTGCTTTTCTTTAAAATAATAGCCGACATATTCTTGAACTAGTGCAGATTCGATAATACGGACGACTGTTGTTGTGTTCGACTCTTCGAATGCTATCATCCCATCTTCATCGTCTTGAATAATCATTTGAATGGCAATATGGGTATTCATCACTCCAGTAACTGAATAATCCCATCTAGCTTTTTGTAGAGAAGACCAGGTCCAAGTTCCCCGTCCTTCATTAACACCCATATGCTTTTTAACTATCCATAGAGTTGCGTCTTGGCGGCTCATTTCAACGCAGGTTATTGTCTTTGGTAAAAGTTTCGTATTCAAATCCGAAAACGCTCGTTTGAGGCGATTGCTAATACCTTCTAAAAAGTCTGGATTCTGAATACAGAGCATTGCGCATACGCGTCGATTGCCCTCATAAACGATCCGTCTACCCTTTTCTGAAGCTGGACTCACAATGATTAAATCTGTTGGATTCAGCCCATTCTCTAGGATATCTTTTGCAAGGTTTAGATGTTTTTTCTCAGCTTCTTTACCTGTTGACAATAATTGTCCAATTACATCCCGTTGATTTGCGGGCTTATGAAGTCTTGGGTTTTCAAGATCTAAATCGAGATCTTTCAGTTTTGCATTAATCACAATTGCCATGATTACTCCATTTTACCGAAATAAAATTACTTGTCTTGGATTTGCTTTGAGTCAATTGGCGACACTTTCAGTAGATGCGCTTTATCGTTTTCATTCCAAACCGAGGCATTACTGCCCCAAAAAAAGTCATAGTACAACGATTCATCGCCATCGAATTTACGACCATTTGGATGATCACTTCCTACTCTCGAAAACAAGCGAACAATTGAACCGGGTTTGGCAATCGCTCCTGCAGGAAATCTATAGAAATGCTGGAAAACATTTGATTTGGAGCCATCTGAATCAAATGTTTCATCATGAATTATGTAAGAATGAAGATTCACATCATGCATAGCCACTACATCAATTACAACTCGGGAGTCGCCATTTACGTTGGTGTACACACTCCGAATTTTCAAGTCCAAATTCGCAGATTCTTTCTTTGATTTATCCAAAAACATCTTGAATTCCCCCATACTACTTACCCCAACACCCCGCAAAGGGCTCCACAATTCACGCAAACGAGTACCGTAATATTTGTCTGCAAATTTCGTGGTTTGATTTCCATAAGCTCGAATTCATGGTGCGCACATCCAGGGCAATTAGGTCGCTTATCATCGACATTAGACTCAGGCGTGCCTGATTCTATTGATCTTCCATTACCATCTTTTGCCATTGTCAATCGTCCTCTTCATTCGATGATTTCAACTCAGTAGCCGTTACCATTTGATTACTTGCATCAATAATGGCTGCAATGCCTTTTGCTTTAATTGCCTGAGTCTCGCGCCACTCTCTTGCTTCAGCAAGCTTCGTTAGCTTTAGATTGTGACTATTTTCCCCAGCCCACCCTTCTATATCATGCAGTGAGAGGTTGAAAAACTCTTTTCTCAAGTTGACAAGATTTACTCGCTTATCAGCAAAAGCTTTATGCAGCATGTTTTCTAAAGCAGGTGCGTTTTCTGAAAAGAACATACCGTGCACATCGAATGAAAAAGGAACAGAAGCATCACCGAGTTCTTTAACGCGGTCTAATGGTTCAAGTCTGCGGGTCATGCCTATCTTGAACATGTTTTCGCCAAAAGATCCGATATTCGAAATGATATACACATGGCCAGACTTGGTCATTTGCGCTCTAGAAATAGCGCGAACCTTCATCTCATGAGCTTTCTTCAACTGCTCCTCAAGCTGGGCGACTTTTTCAGCTAGCACATCTTTCTTCGCGTCTGTAGCCTTCGATAATTCCATTCTGGCTTTTTCCAAAGCCGACTGATACCTGGCTTCTTCTTTTTCAGCATCTTCTTTGGCTTTCTCTATTTCGCGCCTAGCCTTTTCTTCCTCCCTCATTTCCTCTTTTATCCTGCGCTGCTCTTCTTTTTCTTCATTCTTTTTCACTTCTAATTCATACTCAAGATGAAGCTCATCTAACCTGGACTCCATGTATTTCCATGTGATGCTGCTGTTATAGGATTCTGACGATTTATTGACTACTTCGAACGCCTTCTTAATTCTGTCTTCCATACGCTGAACATTATCCCACTTTACCTTCGCAATACAAGCGTCGCACTCACCGTTAAAAGCTCGGAGCATTAGCTTAACAATATTGTTCATCATCTTTTGTCCCTTGGACAGACTACCATCAAGAGTCATATTTCCAGGACACGAAACCGCTTTTTTACTCTTTATCAAATCTGCGGCTGCTGCGTAACAGAGATCTAATCTGCGCCTGTAATCTTCAGATGAATCCAAATCAAACTTCGGCTTATATAAGCCAACCTCATTCAATAGAACGTCCACTTCAAGATTGGCGATCTGATTGTATAGAGCAGTGCTTTCTGCTTTCAAATTGTCAATAATACCCTGTTCTTTACTGCTCTCGGCTTCTCTTGCCCGCTGTTCCGATATAATGGTAGCTAGGTGTTCTTCTTCATTAATGATGCTGCCATAGCGAGACTTAAGCGACTTGTTTTCGGCAGTGGCTTTATGCCAAAGGTATAAGAGCGCAACGCATAGAACGCCCATAATGATGATTGTTACTAGCACGTTGTACCCTCAATTTTTGAATATGCAGTGATCATACTCTCTCCAATTCAATAACACGTCCTTCCACACGGATCAGCCAGCGGCGGCCCGTCTCTCCTCCTGGACCGCAGGGCGACGGTCATGTTCCGCGCATCTTGCAAGCCCTAGCGCCACTACCTGATTTAGCAGGGCCCCCAGTTGTGCTATGGTGGGCGATGCTTCGCCGCTCTCCCATGCCTCCAATGTGCCAGGGGCTACCTGTATAAGCTGGGCCAGTCGCTTTGCTGGTGAGCGGGTGAGTTCCACGGCTCCGGCTATATCGAGGTAGAGCGGACAAGATTCAATTGGGACTGGAGCTTGCGGGGTTAAACAAGGTTTAATTTGCTCAGGTGAACTAGCTCCATAACCAATTTCGGCAAGCTTCTCCCTAAAGGCGGCTCCCCAAGCTCTACTTCCACTGAGATAGGCAGATAGATGTGGCGGACTGATTCCCATCGCATCCGAAAGGCCCTTCAAGCTACCAAACCGCTCTTTTGCGAACAGGCGCAAAGATTCCGAAGAAAATTCAACGCCGTTTAACTTTTCTCTTGACATGAGTTAAACACTGTTTTATTTTGTTTAAGTGTGGTTGTTACAACACCTGCACCATACAACATAACAAACGGAGAGCGATATGACTCAAAACCCCGCATTTGTCACCACGAAATTTTCATGGATCGCCGTCGCTGCCGAGGTGTCCAAAGTGACTGGAAAGACCTACAGCGCCCAATATATAAGGGAAGTCGCCACAGGTTGGCGCATCAACAAGACGCTTCAGCCCGTGCTGGAAAAGCTCGGCGTCCTCCCCTTGAAGGCGGCCTAATCATGAGCAAGAACCTCCCCGCAATCGCCAAAAATGACCAGACCTGTTCCGGCGAAACGCCGGATCAGGTCCCCGCCGTCGAGGCTAAAATCAGCAACCGCATCGCCTATGAATTCTTCAACGGCGAATGCTTTCATATCATGAAGGGCGCGACCAACAAAGAGCCATTGTTCAAGGCCAGCCAGGTGGCGAAGGTTCTCGGATACGCCGACCCAGACGATGCTATCCAGAAACACTGCAAGAACATCCATAAGATCGCCGACAAGAGTGGTCCGCAGGGCCGCTGGATCCTGATTATCGGCGAGCCAGACCTCTATCGCCTGATCATCCGCTCCAAGAAGCCCGAAGCCCAAGAGTTCGAGCGCTGGGTCATGGAAGAGGTATTGCCCGGCCTACGCCGCACCGGCAAGTACAGCCGCAAACTCAATCCCAACGAAGATGGCCGCGCCATCCTTGATGAAGCCAAGGCCAAGCATGCCGAACAGATGGAGCTCTTCCCAGATAGACTTCAGCTCCGCTTTTCAGAAGAGCCGGTCTGCAAGTTGCGCGAAACCCGCGCCCGCCTTGCACAAGCTGGAACCGTCTTCGAAACCCATGAAGACTTTATCGGCTATGTCATTGAGAAGGGGTTGGAGGCGATATGACCCGCCTACTCGTGTGCCACAACCTCCACACCCATGTGGAAGACGTAATCCTGGAAACCGAAGAGCAGTTCATCGTGAGTTATGTCCGTGGGCGCTGGCCCTTGCTGCACGAGATTCCCGTATTCGAGTGGTTCATTCCGAACCTTCTTGAGCCCAAGAAATACATGATTCAAACCGCAATCAAGGAGGGTTGAAATGCAATTGACAAGAGGTGGCCGTGGAAGCGGCAAAACTCGCATATGTCGGTCGGACGCACTCTTTGTCGTGTCCGTGACTGAAATGGAATCTCACCTTGACCGCTTGCTTGCAAAAGACGAACAAGCCCGCAATCTGGCACAGTCCTACTTGCGCCAGATCCACTCCGTGGTGATGGAAATCCTGTGTCCCATGGCGCTGAGAGACGATGACCGGGTTGAGCCCATGGAGAGCAACTCATGAAGCGCGTGCGTGATGAAGTCCCTGCAAGCTGCACTTGCTGCGATATCCGCGAGCCATCAGTACGCATCAACGGCGTATGGTGCTGTGGGCCCTGCTTGAGCATCGGCGCTTATCGCGAATTCATGTCTAACGACAAGGCGGTTGCAAAATGAATACTCCTGCCGACATCTGGCTGGGCTCCGCACAGGTGGCTGAGTTGCTCGGCTGTACCGACCGCCATGTGCGCAACTCCATGCGACTGTGGAACTACCGCTACAACAATGGAGCGCTTGAAATCCAGCTCAAGAGCTTGCCGCAGACGGCCATCGACCTCTACATGCTGGCCGAGATGCCTCACATTCCCGAAGTGAAGGTCAACACGGAAGATACCGAGCTGGTCATGCGCACCTACGACCGCTCCACAAAGCGCGTCAAGAAACACTTCGATATGTGGTGCCAGATCCTTGCCCGCAGCGAAGGCATCGTAGGAACCGCCGCCATTAACCTTTGGGTAAGCCATTGGAACAAAGAGTTCCCCGAAATGAAAACCAGCGCCGGTAGCATTTACCGCGTCAGGGCGCAGGTGGCCGAGCATGGCCGCATGTCCCTGCTCAACGAGTGCCGTACCCCTGGGAGCACGGTCAAGGACGAGTGGTGGGACTGGTTCAAGCAATGCTACCTCAACGACAACAAACTGCCCGTGTCGCATGCTTGGCGCATTACCCTGGGCAAGGCCATGGATGCAGGGCATGTGTCGGGCCCCAAAGATTTTCCATCCGCCAGCGCCTTCGAGCGCCGCCTGCGCCGCGAAGTCTCCGATGGACTGATCCTCTATGCCCGCGAAGGGAAGAAAGCCTTCTATAACACGCAGGGATACCACATCGAACGAGACTTTTCAAGCATCCCCGCAGGATATATCTGGGTGGGCGATACCCGCACCTGGGACGTATTCGTCAAGGAGAATGGACAGGAGACTCCAAGCACCGCTTACATCACGTTATTCATCGACATGCGCACATTCCTGCCCATGGGCTGGCATCTGCATACCTCCGCCCCAGGCACCGACAACACCCTGCGTGCCATCCGCAAGGGCATCGAGACCTACGGCGTGCCAAATGAACTTTATGTGGACAATGGTCGCGAGTACCGCAACAAGGACTTCTCGGGCCAGACCCGTGGCCACAAGATTATTGACAACGAGCAATACGCCGAATCGTTGGCCCATCGTCTCGACATCAAGATGCACTTTGCCATTGTGCGCAATGCCCGCGCCAAGATCATCGAACGCCAGTTCCTGAACATAAAGAACGGCTTTGACCGTCTCTTTTCCACTTTCAAAGGTGGCTCGGTTGCAGAGAAGCCCGAGAGCCTGAAGGGTCGCCTCAAGCGCGGCGACGTGATCGCATGGGACGACTTTAAGACCTTGGCCACGGAATATCTAGAAAAGGTTTTCTCCGGCATCCGTAGCGACGGCAAGCATCTAGGAGGTCAGTCCCCTGCGGAAGCCTGGAACACACTGATCGTACAGCGTGAGCCCATGCGTAGCGTGAGCGTCGAGACGGCCAGCATGCTGACCACACGGATCGCCACAGGGCGCATTGGCCCGAGGGGTTTCCATCTGGCCGAAATGAAATGCACCTGGTGGGCTGAGTGGATGCCCACGCACAAGGGCAAGAGCGTGGTGCTGCGCTACGACCCCGAGGATTTGCGCATTGCCTGGTGCTACGCCGAGGATGGCCAGCTTTTGGGCGAAGCGGAACTGGTTCTGGCGGTGAACGCCATGGTTTCCCACGGCGATGCCATCGGCAAGGAACAGGTGATGGAAGGCGTAGCCCGCAAAAAGCGCGAGGAGAAGATCCTGAAAGAACTTTTCCCCGAGATCAAGACCACCGACGCGATGGAATCGGTGAAGGCGCTGGTGACCGCTGTCGCGACTCCCGAGATCAACAGGCCGAACGGCGCAACCCAGCTGACCAAGCACGATCACGACGCCAAGGAAATCACCGCCGAGCACAAGCGCGGCAAAGCCGACCTCTCGGTGCTGGTGCCGCTGCCCGACCCCAAGCCCACAAAGCGCTTCAGCTTCTGGGACGACGACAATCACGACGAACCCCTCTCGAACCACGGATAAGGAGCATCCATGCACACCCTGATCGAAGAACTGAAACAGCACATGAAGTCCACCGGCACCAGCCAGAGCGCGGTGGCCACCGCTTGCGGCATCAGCGACGCAACGCTCAGCTACTGGCTCAAGGGCAAATACCAGGGCAACAACGACGATGTCGCCGCCAAGGTGCGTGACTACCTGGACTCGGCCCGCCAGCGGCAGGAAGTCGGGGGATCGGCCAAATCTGAACTGGTGCCAACAACCATTTACAACGCGGTGCAGGAGTTCTGCTCGGTCGTGAATGCCCACCGCATCATGGGCGTGCTCACTGGCGACGCAGGGATAGGCAAGACTACGGCCCTCAAGGCTTATGCCAAGGAGCACCCTAGCGTGATCCTGATCGAGGCCGACCACGGCTACACGGCCAACGCTTTGTTCAAGGACTTGTGCCGCCGCCTCAAGATCACCCCGCAGGGCAGCCTGCACGACAAGCTCGAACAAGTGGTCGAGGAACTCAAGGATACGGGCCGTCTGGTGCTGATCGACGAAGCAGAGCACTTCAACTACCGTACGCTCGAATTGATCCGTCGCGTCTTCGACAAGGCGGGCGTCGGCATCGGCCTGGTTGGCATGCCCCGCCTGATCGAGAAGCTACGCGGTGAGTCCATGTATTACGCGCAGATCTACAGCCGCATCTCCGCCGCCCGCAAGCTGGGCTTGCTCAAGGACACTGATATTCATGCAGTTCTTGACAGCCGCTTCGAATCCGTGGACACGCAGGCCTTCACCTCGGTACAACGCGCCTGCAACCGCAACATGCGCCTGCTTTCCAATCTGCTCCGCTGGTGCACCGAAATCATGCGCAAGAACGGCCTCGCAACGCTCACCAGCGACGTGGTGCACAGCGCCTCCGATATGCTGGCGGTCGCACGGTGACCGCCCCCGTTTATACATCCCGCTCGCTCCACGCCATGACGCACCTCCTCGGCATGGACGAAGCTGGGTACCGCGATCTTTTGCGCGACAACTATGGTGTCGAAAGCTCCAAGAAACTGACCGCCCCGCAGCTACAGGCGCTTGGTCGCTCCCTGCAATCCCAGCTGAACGGCAAAAGTACCCGCAAGCGCTTCTCCGACCTCGGCGACCGCAACCGCGACAAGGCCACTCCCGCCCAGATCAGGGCCATTGAAGCCATGTGGATGGGCATAAGCACCCAGCCCACCACCGAGGACAAGCGCAAGGCGCTGGATGCCATGTGTCTGCGTATAACGGGGGTACGTTCGGTACGCTGGATAGGTAAGCGCCAGGCACAGGATCTGATCAAGGCAATCCAAAGCATGGGGGCGAAGTCCCCCGAACAATACAACCGCACATACAACCAACAGGAGGCCTCTCATGGCTAAGAAAGACAAAGACGGTAACTGGATCGACTCTCGCGGCAAGGCTGTGCCCCAAGAATACGTTCCCGAACTCGACCGCGATCGCGACGCGATGGTGGAGCGCATCTTCAAGAAGGCGCTCAAGCTCGAAGAAGCCATCGCGGCATTCCGAGTCGAAGCTCTCTGCGAGCTCGACACCTACCTGGCCAAGCTCGCCAAGGCCAACAAGGTCAAGGAGAACTGGAAGGGCAACATCAGCTTGGACAGCTTCGACGGCTCGCTCCGAATCCAGCGAAACATGGATGACCAGGTCGGATTCAGCGAGTCCTTGCAGATCGTCAAGACACAGATCGACGACTGGCTGCGCGACCGCCTGAACGGAGTGGACGATGCACTGGCCAAGGTGGTGTCCCAGGCGTTCAACGTGGACAAGCAGGGTCGCGTCAACACGGCCATGATCATGAAGTTGCTCCACCTTGATATCAAGGACCCGAAATGGCAGAAGGCCATGGCCATCCTGAAGGATAGCATCGTGACAAAGTCCAGCCGACAATATGTGAGCTTCGCCTCCAAGGAAATCACTGAAGCGGGAGAGAACTGGCACAAGGTGTGCCTTAACTTCAACGCGGCGACAGAGGCCTAGCCATGACCAGCACACGCGCCGAAGGCATTCTCTTCCCGGCCATATCCCGCTCTTGGGGATGCTCCGCACAGTTCGTATGCAACGGCGCGCTGTGCAAATCGAAACCGATGCAAGCACGAGGCCGAGTCCATCGGCCTACCCAGGAGTGCGAAGCATGCTATGAACAAGACCTCCGCCAGCGTTGCGGCCTTTCAACCAAGGAAATTTAATGGATCCACGTATTTTCCCAACCGTCCTGATTGCGCTCGACATCTGCGCCGCAGGTGTCTACGCCACGCACGGCGATGCCCGCAAGGTAGTCTACTGGTTCGCAGCGGCAATACTCACCACCACCGTCACATGGTAATCCTATGACCAAACAAGACGCAATCACCTTAGATCGAATCAAGACTGCTCATCCTGCCGTTCGGCATGACCTTAAACTGATTTACCAAAAAATAGTCAGCGCACTGAGTGGCAGTGCTATGGTCCGGTTCACCCGGGTACTTAGCTCCTTTGACGCGCAAGCTGAGCTTTATGCACAGGGTCGCACCGCTCCCGGGAAAAAGGTGACCAATGCTCCAGCGGGTTTGAGCATGCACAACTACGGCCTCGCAGTGGACATCGTACTGGTTGTGGACAAGGACGGAAACGGTTCATGCGAATCGGCAAGCTGGGACACCTTGACCGACTTCGACAAGGACGGTATCTCTGACTGGATGGAGGTGGTACGGATCTTCAAAGCCCACGGTTGGGAGTGGGGTGGCGACTGGAACGGCTTCAAGGACATGCCACACTTTCAAAAATCCTTTGGACTTAAGCCATCTGACCTGCTGGCCATGCATAGGGCAGGGCAAGTGGACGAAGATGGCTATGTCCGGCCTCGTTCAAGGATGGAGTTGAACCCATGCTTGTAAGACGTACTCCTGATGAATTCTACTGGGCCGTTAAAGGTGACGGACTATGGAAAATGGCAGTTCCTGCATTTGTCTCCATCCAAACGGATGACGAGCCTGGCACACTGCTTTACAAATTGAGAGTTGGTTACATTACCGACTTCCGCAGCGGATCCAGTCTGATCAATCCTGTGATTCCGCAGGTCGGCGATCCCGCCATTGCACTTGCATGGGTCATCCATGACGTCAACTACCACGGATTCCTTTCCAGGGAGCGGGCCGACAAGCTGTTGCTGGATATGCTGATAGCTGGTGGTATGTCCATGATCAAGGCTTGGTTGGTGTATACCAGTGTCCGCGCCTTCGGGGGTGACCATTACAATGATCTGGAAGATGATCAGGGCCTCATCTATAACGCCAACCGCGACCGCTACATCTCGTTTGAATGGAGGGCCAAGTGAAGCGAGGTCAGATCCAGTTACAATTCCCCATGGAGGCCACCGAACATGGGGCGCTCAAACTCTGCGAATCCAAGGGCTACAAAGTTGCGGAGCGCAAGTCAGTCTCGGTGATCGGATTCAACTTAGTGCTGCAGCGTGGGCGTACCTGGGCCGCACTGGTATTCGACAGGGCCATCAACCGCTGGACGCTCGTGGAGGCCATACGATGAGCTCAGAAAACGGAGTCCCCGTAGAGTTGCTCAAGCCGCTTCCCACCCTGTGGACGTTCAATCTGCGCCAGCCAGTAAAGATCAAACCTTTGGATGGCTGGGACGGGCTTGTGCTTGCTAGGGCCGACTATGGAAATCATCACAAGTACCTCGTTCTGTGGTGGTTCAATTCGGAAAGGCACGAGGAATGGTTGCAGGAATCCGAGCTGGAGGTATCGTGAATACCTGCGCTCTCACTCCAAAGGAGTCCGAAATGCTTGTATTCATAAGGTCCTATATGCAAAAGCACAGTCGTCCACCAACTGTGCGGGAGATCGGGGATGAATTCGGCATATCGAGTACTAATGGAGTGCGGTCGCACCTGAGCGCCCTGGTGCGCAAAGGAGCGATAACCATCACGCCGAGGGTGTCGAGGGGTATCAAACTGACGCAGAATCCCGAAGCTTTCGAATACCAAATCTAACCAAGGCCGCGCAAGCGGCCTTTTACGTGGAGACCCCATGTTAACTCTTCCGATTAAGCGACACTGGTTCAATAAAATTGTGAATGGAGAAAAGAAGGAGGAATACCGGGATTGTACACCATATTATGCGGCTCGATTCGATAGGTTTCTTGGATCATTCAAAATGGTTCTGATTCGTGCTGGATATGCTAAGAACTCGCCAATGGCTTTGATCAATGTCCACATATCCAAAGGGATTGGCAGGTCTGAATGGGGTGCCGCAAATGGGACTAGGTACTATGTACTGACAATTATTGACGCCAATGTAATACAACAATAGGGGAATGCTATGGAACACATACTAAAAGTCAGAAGCCGATACTTTTCCGAAATCGTTTTAGGCAACAAGATGTTTGAGGTGCGAAAGACAGATCGGGATTACAAGGTGGGAGATCGTCTCGTCATGTTTGAAGTGACCGATGACGGGGCTGAAACAGGACAATCCATCTCAACCCGCATTACGTATTTCATGCAAAGCCCTGCCTATGGACTGATGGATGGCTTCTGTATCATGGGTATCAAATTGAGCAAGCGTCAGGGTCGAGCAAATACAGGTAACCGACCAGCAAGTGAAGAGGAGGCCATTGAGTATGCGCAATCCGTAGGCTTGGATGATAGAACTGCGCAAGATTGCTTCAATTACTACTCCCAAACCGGTTGGAAAATGTCCTCTGGGCTAGCCTTGGCTGACTGGAAAGCGGCATTTAGGCGATGGAAACCACGAAATTCCGGGTCAAAAGTTGACGATGCCGAAGCCCAAAAGCTGGCTTTGCTCTTGCCCATGCTGCTCCAACGTACTGCCCAGTTGGCCCAGAACAAGGCCGAGATATCTTTCAACGACCCATTTATAGGCACAGTGGTTGCCCACTATGGCTGGGAAAGGCTACTCAGCCCTGTCAATTCTTACGAGGCCAAGCAAATGGTGCAACATTACCTCACCAGCCGTATGACCAAGCTAGGCACCCCCACAATGCGGGGAAACCCTCATGGACAAGGTACCCTCACCGCACCGACCTTGGACGAGTTCCAGATCATTATGGCAAAGAAGTCGCAAAAGCCTAATTGACCTCACAAAAAAAAGAGCCTCTCTAGTCAAAGCTGGAGAGGCTCTTTTTGTCTCATCACCTCAAAGTTGTTCCGCAAAATATTTCCGCAAACCAAAATAGGCTGTACCACTTCAAAAAGCCTTCAAGCCTTAGTGAACGCTAATAATAAGCCTTTTCACTACCTTCGTTTTTCTCTCAATTAAACCGAACGTTCCTAGAACCAACCGGAAAGAACCCGCAGAATTTGCGCAAAAACGGCAAAAGTGCGAAACATTGATTCTGCGGGTGTGTGAGAGGCGAAACATTATAAAAAACAAAGACTTACAACGATTTAGATACTTCCGCTCGTCTCTCATTACTTCCGCTTTGGCTTACTCTTTGCCAAATGTTATGTTTCATGGGCTATGAACCTACGACTTGCCAAAACAACCAAAAGAACTCTCACGGGTCTATTGACCGGGCTAGGCATTGCTGTTTTTGTCTTCTGGTTGTCACTTGGCCATGGACTGATTCCGGGCTATATGACCCAGCTGGAGCGTATCTTTTACGATCTCACCTTCAAGCTGAATACTCTAGGTGACGAAATATCGGTCAGCGATTCGGCCAAAGTTCAACAAAACCAGACTTTGGAAGACCGCATACAGGTGGTCGACATCGACGAACGTTCACTCGATCGCCTGGGTGCCTACAATCTTTGGCCACGTACCCACCATGCCCGTATTCTCGATGAACTGGGAGCCGGAGGCGCTTCGGCGGTTACGTTCGATATTTTATTCAAGAATGCGGATTTCGGCAAAGGCAAGACCAATGAATTGCTGGATGTGGTGCGCAAAATCAAGCCCGGCATCCCCTGGGAACGCGATTCGGCCGCATTCCGTAGCGCTCTCAATCACGATTCCGTTCTTGTGCATTCCGTGCGGCACAATGGGAACGCGATTGTTTGCGCCCTGATGGCATCGCGAAAAATCTATGTCCACGAAACCCAGTGGCGCCCACTGAGCGAACCTCGCTGGCAGCAGGAAATTGGGACCGAGCATACGGTTTCAGCGACCCAAGTTCCCGATGGCAGCTGCGACAAATTGGATTTGCTCGACAATATTTATCCGGAATTGGCCCGTGCGGGTCGTTTGGGCCTGGTGAATGTCACTCCGGACGATGACGGGGTCCATCGCAAAGTTCCTTTGTTGCATGGTTTTCCCAATCCGGAACTGTATCCCGATGCGAAAGTCGCCTACTACCCCATCATAAGCCTCCAAACGGTCCTGCACCTCTATGGCATGAAGTCCAGCGATTTGCGGTTGGAGCCGGGCCGCTTTGTGGAGCTTGGAAAACCCCTGGGGATTTTCCGCGACAGCAGCGGCCTGCTTCGTACAACCTATCCAAACCTGACCTGGCCAATGCTCCGATCCTTGCTTGCAAAGAAAGACATCCTGCGCAAGATCGAAAAGGATTCCACGCTGGAAAACGTCACGGATATCAGTACTCGGGTGGTGGCCCGCAGGGATTCCACCGGGGTCCTGAGCGTGGACATATTCAATGCGCAGACCCTGCATGCTGCCATGGTGGACGCCGTTCTGGACTCCCAGTCGACATGGGCGCGCTTGTTGCAGGCTAAAGATTCCGCCATCTCGCTAGGCGAATACTTGCAAGTCCAATGGAGCGAGGACGAAGAATTGCCATTATTCGAATATGCGAAGGGCGATGACGAAGTCTCGGCAACCATCGACCGTTATACATTCGACGCGATCCGTGATTATCGAACCGATATCCTGTCGTTGCCACCGCGTACCAGTAAATACCTCTCTTCCGATATGGATCTCAAGTATTTGCGGCACGACAACGGCTGGCGGTCCAATTTTATCATTCTGAGCAATTCGGTCATGGAGGACTTGCTTGAATCCGACACCGCCGACTTCCAGCAATTACGCTCCCAGGACCCCGCCCTCCGCCTGGGTGACGTTGTGCGCATCCCCGTGGATGAACAGAACCGCATGCAGATCCGCTTCAAAGGGCGCTATTCGGTTACTTCAACACAGCGCAGTTTCAAGCAGATATCCTATTACGATATTCTAGCGGGACGGATCGATCCCGGTGTTTATCAGGGCAAGATTTTTATTCTGGGCTCTACGGCGCCGGCCCTGTTCGACTTGGTGAGCGCTCCGCACGAATCGGAGTTTCCCGGGGTCTTGATCCATGCGACCTTGATCGAAAATATTCTGAACAACAGTTTTATGAGCATTCTGGGCGACAATGAACAATTCCTGATCATACTGGCCATCGCCATGTATTGCGTGCTGGTGGCGAGTTTCCTGAAGCCCATGTACTCTTTGCTGATCCTGGTTTTTTCGGTGGCGGGATACTATTACCTGAGTTACAACTACTTTATGGGTGGCCTTTATATTGGCGTAGCCAGGCAGGTACTTACCCTGGTCTTCTGCTTTTTTGGCATGATGGTCGTCCGCTACGTTTTCGAAGAAAGGGAAAAGCGCTTTCTGAGCGATGCATTCCGTCAATACATTTCCCCGGAACTGATCGACCAGATGGTACTGAACGAAGTGAAGCCCGTCCTGGGTGGTTCCAAGACCGATTTGTCGGCGTTCTTTACCGATATCGCCGGCTTTTCGACTTTTTCGGAGCGCATAGGCGATCCTACGCGTCTGGTGGAATTGCTGAACGAGTACCTGAGCGCGATGACCGAACTGCTGACCGCCAACAAGGGCACGCTAGACAAATACGAAGGCGATGCCATCGTGGCATTCTTCGGAGCGCCCATGCCTCTGGAAAACCATAGGCAAAGCGCATGCGTGACTGCACTGCTCATGCAGCGTAAGCTTTTGGATTTGCGCAAGAAATGGGCTTCGGAAGGAAATAAATGGCCCGCGATCGTTCACGACATGCACATGCGCGTGGGCATCAATTCTGGCGAAATCGTCACGGGCAACATGGGCAGCGCCATGCGCAAGAATTACACCATGATGGGCGACGCCGTGAATCTGGCCGCCCGCCTGGAAAGCGCGGCCAAGCAGTATGGAGCCTACATACAGATTTCACGCGAAACGCTGAGCGGCCTTGTGCCAGGCAGCATTGTCTACCGTAGTCTGGACCGGGTCCGGGTCGTGGGAAAAAGCGAACCGGTCGAAACATTCGAACTGCTGTCCCTGCGCGAAGACGCTCACCCGGATTTGCTCACGCTGGTCGATATTTGGGAAAAAGCCCGGCAGCGCTACGAAGCTATGGACTGGGATGGCGCCATTTCGCTATTCAAGCTTTGTCTGCAATGGGAACCCCATCACCCTGATCGGGATCCCGGCAGTAAAACCACTCCTTCTCATGTCTACATAGACCGCTGCGAAAAGTACCGAGTCCATCCGCCTGTCGCCGAAAACGTGGCCTGGGACGGAGTTTTCACCGCGACCGAAAAATAA